TGCTGTTAGTTTCAAAAAACATCTGCGCCGACTCTGCGCAGGTGTTTATGAAAAAAACAAAGATACATAATAAAGAAAGCTTTACAGCTTACTATAAAGCTATAAATAAAGCCTTCCAGCTCCACACTTAATAAGGCGCTATTGTGTTGATTATGATGGCAATCTTTTATGTTTTTATTTAAATGCGCGTGACGTTGTGAAATGCGCAGCAAGGGCGCGGCGTGAGTATTAATGATGTGAATGTATAAATTACCATGGCTTATAAAGAAAAGTGAGGGGGGCTCATCCAAGGCTTGCCAATGAGGAAAGAAAGCTTGTTGTTTAATTGATAGTGAATTTATCGGCAATTAGGAAAAAGGAAAATAGTGAAGAGACAGCAATTCAAGCCGTGAGTAGCTAAGAGCTATTAAGTGGCTTGACTTAAATCCTGCCTTCTCAATTCTTTAGATAAATACATTCTTAGGTTTTTTGTAGAAAATTTTCAACAGTAAAAACAGCGCAGTTGTATTTGAGAGTCAATTTGCTAAAGAAGAGAGAGTGCTGAATATTCTAATGAGAGCTATTAGAGAATAAAAATATGAATAAGAGTGATTTGTTTAATTTTGAATTATTTTGTAGCGTTTGTCATATTTATATATAGTGCGAGGCAACATAAGAGAGAGAGGAATGCGCATGCCTATTTTAAAGAGAAGAAAAAACAATAGACACATTGATGGAAAAGCTTTAATAATTAATGAGAAAGTGCCAGAAGAAATAAGTGCTCAAATTGAAGAGATAATGCAAGAGGTAGAGCACGCAGAAGGAAAAGATGGAGCAAATAGGTGGAAAAAGGCCGTTAATGTTTTGATGCACAATAAGAAAGCAATGGCCGATTATTGTTCGGCAGAACAAGCGAAGGTATTTGAACAGTATTACGCATTAGGAGAAGGGAGAACGATTTCTCAATTATCTAGAGTGACAGGTCATTCATATGCGCGGTTGGATAGGTGGAAAAGAAAATATAATTGGGACATGAAAATCATTAAGCGTGATATTGAAATTGCAGCTATTCTTAAAGCAAAGACAATTGATTCTATTGTAAATGCAAAAATAGACTATAGCGCTATTATTAATCAAACAATTAGGGATTTTATTGATAATATTCGAGAATATAATGAGAAGGTTAGGATGGTAAATAGAAAAGCAAAGCATCCAAAAGATTTAATCCCGTATAAAACGCTTATTTGCAATGCTGGCGATTTTGAAAAGCTCGTTAAATTGGACTTATTAATGCGTGGAGATGCTACAGAAAGAAAAGAAGAGATTGTTAATCAGAAGATTGATATAATTGAGAAACAGATATCTGAAGATGATAAGACAAAAGCGTTGCTTAAAGAGCTCTATCATAGAAGTAGAGAATATGCTGAAGTATTAAAGAAAAGTGATTCTATTGTTTTTTCACTAAAGTCTTTTAGCAATAATAGAAATGAAGATGATGTTTTGCAAGATACAAAAGATGTAGATATTGAGGATGATGTGCATATTGTAAATTAGAAAAATGCTCTAATAGAGAGCAATATAGTGAGCGAAGAATCAATTGTTGAAATATTTAAGCCAGTATTGAAAAGGAGCAAAGTTGTTTAAATTGGATATGCCATCTTCAGAATTAATTTCTCTTAAGAAGCAGTGGGATATTCTTGCCAAGCACGATTATGAATTTTATGTTACTTATGTTCATCATGGCGCGTATGTTCACGGCAGGCACACAAAATTAATCTGCAAACTGCTTGAGCAAGTAGAGAGAGGCAGCATAAAAAGATTAATTCTTTGTCTTCCACCGAGGCATTCTAAATCAATGACTGTGTCGGAAACATTCCCTTCATACTTTATTGGGAGAAACCCAAATAGAAGAGTTATTGAGGTATCGTACGGAGATAGGCTTGCCAAAAGGTTTGGAAGATTAAATAAGCAAAAAATAAGAGAGTTTGGGAAAGATATTTTTGGGGTGATGCTTCCGGAATGGGGCGTTGGAGTATCTTCAAGTAGCGATTGGAATGTGGCGACAGTATCTGATGATGGAAAGGCACTTATTAATCAAAGAGGCGGCATGCTGTCAACAGGTATTGGTGGGTCAATAACTGGCGAAGGCGCAGATTTGTTGCTTATAGACGACCCAATAAAAAATAGAGAAGAAGCAGATTCATTGACGTATAGAAATAAAGTGTGGGAGGAGTGGAAAAATACATTAAGAACGCGATTGCAGCCTAATGGAGCAATTATTATTATATTGACGCGGTGGCATGAGGATGACCTTGTTGGCAGATTATTGAACCCAAAATATAGAGAAGATGGTGGCAGCGATTTTGAAGAGTGGAAGGTTGTTTCTTTACCAGCTATATGTGATTCTGAAAATGATTTGCTTGGAAGAAAAATTGGAGAGGCTTTGTGGCCTGAATTTGGATTTGATGAGCAGTGGGCAGCAACAATGCGGATGGAAGTTGGTTCGGCAGTATGGAGCGCCTTATATCAGCAGAGGCCGTCAGCTATTGAGGGGCAATTGATAAAGAGGCAGTGGCTAAAAGAATATAGCCGCGATGCTATTCCAGAGTTTGACATGGTTGTTCAATCGTGGGACTGCGCGTTTGAAGAAAAAGGTGGCGGGTCTTATTCAGTATGCACAACGTGGGGAAGGGGAAAGTTAGGATATTATTTATTAGATGTCTTTAGAAAGAGAATTGAATTTCCAGAATTAGTGCGGCAGATAAAAGCTCTTTATGCAAAGCACAATCCAAACGTTGTTCTTATAGAGTACGCAGCATCAGGAAGACCAGCTTTTCAAGCTTTGAAAGCCCAAACTAATGTTCCCATTCTTCCGATAACTGTGCATAAAAGCAAAATTGTGAGGTTAGAGATAATATCTCCCTTAATAGAGTCTGGAAGGGTGTTTTTGCCTGATAGTGCTCCATGGCTGCATGATTATATTGAAGAGATGTTGATGTTTCCAAATGGAGAAAATGATGACCAAGTGGATTCAACATCGCAAGCATTATCTTATTTTCAACAAAGAGCGCGAAGTGGGATATTTACGTCAGATGAGTTTATTGAAACAGAGCAAGAGCGGCGGATTGCAGCTTTATCAACGAGTGAAGTTATAGAGAAATATATAATTAATGAAAAAGAGAGAGAAAAAGAAGAAGAGTATGATATAACCAAATTACCTCCAGAAGAATTAAGTAGAAGGATATTTATGGAGAGATATGGGACTCCATTTTAATGGAGGAGCAGTAAGTGAAGTTGTTAATTGTTACAAGGAAATTCATTGAAGCGTTAAAAGGTCTAATAAATGTTGGCTAAGTTGTAAGTATAAGGAGAGCATATTATGAGAATCTTTGGGCTTGAAATAAAAGTGTCAAAAGTTAGAAATAAGGACGAGTTAGGTAAAATGCCTGCGACGATTCCATCGTGGATGGATGAAAACAAATATATCACTGCTTCTCAAGATATGGCGAGTCTTTTAAACGCCTATCGTTCGTGGGTATATGTATGCGCGAATAAAAATGCGACTACTTTTGCTCAACAAAAATTGAGGCTGTATGTTACTAAGCAATCAAGTTCAGAAAAGGTAATTGTAAGGACAAAAGCGATTTCTAAAGAAATGCTGGATTATATATATAGAAGCCCAGTTTCAACTCTTAATTGTGTGCGAAAAGCAGTAGAGATTGAAGAAGTAACCGAGCATCCGCTGCTTGATATGTTTAAAAACGTGAACCAATATATGAACAGATTTGAATTGCTAGAAATGATTGATTTGTATCAAGAGTTGACAGGAAATGCTTATTTGTATGTTGTTAAAAATTCTATTGGGGTTCCTGCTGCTTTATGGCTATTGCCCCCTGATAGGGTTACAATAGTTCCAAGTAAAAAAGAATGGATTGCTGGATATATCTATAGAAACAGGGACGGAACAGAAATTCCGTTTACTTTTGATGAAATTATTCATTTTAAGTTCCCGAATCCTAAAGACCCATATTATGGGTGGTCGCCACTGCAAGCCGTTGCTGAATCGTACAATTTGAATCAGATATATAATAAATATGAACAGAAGTTAGTGGGGAATGTTGGGATTCCGCCTATTGCTTTAGTTGCGCCAAAAGACGCACAATATACTGAAGCTGATTTTAAAAGAATAATTACTCGCTGGAATAAAACGTATATTGGCGAAAATGGCACAAGCAAGACTGCATGGCTTGAAGGTGGGTTTGATATAAAGCAGCTGAATTTGTCGCCAAGAGATATGAATAATTTGTTGGGAAGAAAATGGACGCGAGAAGAAATTGCTGGTGCATATGGAGTACCGATTAGCAAATTAACAACTGAAGATGTGAATAGGGCAAATGCTGAAGCCGGCAACTATTCATATTTATATGACACTATTCTCCCACGATGTATTAGATTCCAAGAAAAGTTAAATGAGCGATTAGTTCCTATGTTTGACGAAAAGATGTTTGTTTTATTTGATGACCCTGTTCCAGAAAATAAAGAATTTACATTAAAAGAGAGAGAAACGCATTTGAGATTAAAGGTAACTTCTATTAATGAAGAGAGAAAAAAGATTGGCCTTAGTGAAGTTGAGTGGGGTGAATATCCTGTTGGTAGTCAAAATGAAATGCCATACATAGGAGGGGCATTACAGGCGCTATCGCAGGCTCCTCAACAAGAGCCATCTTTGCAAGAAGAATCTATACTTTCCGAATCTGAAAAAGAAGCAAAAGATTTTGTTGTGTCAATAATTGCTGATGCAATTGCAGATGAGATAATTAAAAGGAATAATAGCAACAATACTATTAAAGTGCAGTGAAATAATAAGGGTGTGCGAAGGCGCATATTATGCTTTTATATTAATTGAGATGGTTGGGGGAAATGATGGCATTAGAAGATAAGGAAAGTTATTGGAGAGAATATATACAAAGGAATGAGAAGTTTGAAAAAGAAATTGAAAAAATAATGACAGATATTTTTTACAGACAAATGAAAGATATTTATAGGCAATTAGATGCATTTGATAAATTGGTGGCTGGCAAAGGCGGCCCTGGCTCTGGTTCCTGGGAGGCGCCAGGAAAGCCCAGGTTTCAGTGGACTCCAGAACATGAATTGTCAATAACAGAACACGGGAGAAATGAGCGGGGGTCAGTGGCAAGCGCTCAGGCAGCAAGGCCGGGCACAGAAGAAAAGTCTAAGATTGATAGGTCTAAAATAGAGCGTTTTCAAGGAGAAGACCCTCGAAAGAATTATATAGAGAAAGAGGGCGAATTTAAAGTGCTGATAAAGCCAAAAACTGGCGACAAATTATATAGGACAATTAGAGAGCCAGATACGATTGAGATAAGAGTTAATAAGAGAACTGGCGAAAAAGTGAAGGTGGCTATTCCTGGGAAGTTGAAGTTTGAAGACGGCTCTGATATACCTGATATAGGAAAGAGGATACCACCAGCATGGAGTGAAGTTTATGTAAATAAAAGGAGCGATGGAAAGCTTGTTGCTGAAGGCATAGATAAAGTGGGCAGAGTTCAGCAGCTATATAGTAAAGCATATGAAGAAGAAAAAGACGCTATAAAGCAGAGAAGAGTAAATGAATTGTTAAAGCCAAGATTCAATGCTTTATATAAAGACGTTGATGAGGATGCTAGAAAATTAAAGGGAATTGCTGGAGATACTGCTGCTTGCTTGAGATTGATTATGGCAACAGGAATTAGACCAACAGATGAAAATGATAATCCAGAAAAATATGGAGCAAAGAAAGCGTATGGGGCAATAACAATGTTAGGCCGGCATATATCTGTTAGAGATGGCGTAGTACATATTGAGCTTCCTGCTAAAAAAGGAACTGCTTATAAAACAGACATATATGACACTGTTATAGCTGCAGATTTAATCAGAAGAAAGAGAAAAGCTGGGGATGACGGAA